CAGAAGCTGTGCCGTTTTATGCTGCTTACATTGCCAAATATCAGGAACAATCCTATGGCGAAGCAGAGATATTCAAGCAAGAGTACAGCAAGCATGTACTAGAAGCGCTCAATACTACCTTTACCCGCAGACTGCCCACACCTTACACAGCGGGGTACTAACATGGCTGCGGCAGAGCAAAAGAAAAGTTATGCCGTAGTTAAGGACTTCAAAGGGCTTAACACTAAGAACAACCGCACCGTGATTGGTGATGGTGAGTTTAGTTGGATGGAAAACATCCAGCCCATTGGTTACGGCAATTTAAAGACTATCCCCGGCAACGAACAACTTGCCAATGTCGCATTTAGTGCCAATGTGACATTTATGGGGTCGGTCAACATTCAGAATAATGAATATGTGCTGGCGTTTCAGAACGACGGTTCTGCGCAGTACGTCAACATTACGACAGGCGCTCAAGGAAACATTGCCGCTGCTAATACATTCTCAAATAGCGATGTGATGATTACGCAGTGGCGCAACGAACGCGCCCTGATTATTGATCCTGCCAAGGGTTACAAGACTTGGGATGGCGTTAATCTTCATTCCATTGGCAGCGTCAACTCAGTAACTATCAACAACGGTGGTAGCGGTTATCTTCCAAGCAACACAACAGTTACCTTTGGTGCGCCAAATGAAGCTAATGGTGTACAAGCCACTGGCACAGTAACTGTGGTGGCTAACGCAGTATCTGAAATTATTGTGACTGAAGCTGGCACAGGTTATACCTCGACGCCCACTGTCACGATTACTGGCGCAGGTAGCAATGCCAATGTGACATGTACCATTCTGAATCAAAGCGGTTCTGACATTGCAACTTTCTCAGGCCGCACTTGGATTTCGCAGGATCGGACGGTTTACTACACGGCTGCGGATACTTATAACGACTTTGTTAATCTGACTGCTGGCTTTATTACCATCAGTGACGCAACACTGCGCACGGTAATTACACGCATTCTGTCAGCTAACAACTTCTTGTATGTGTTTGGTGAGGACAGCATTAACGTCTTCTCCGATGTGCGGATTGATTCGACACTTGGTACAACGCTGTTTACCAACACTAACGTGTCTGCGTCAGTCGGTTCAGCGCTAAAGCATGCCATCTTCCCGTACTTCCGTTCTGTGTTGTTTATGAACGAATACGGTGTGTATGCGCTGGTTGGCGCTACCACCACCAAGATCAGTGATCCGTTAGATGGCGTATTCCCGCTGATCAACTTTGCTACTGAAATAACAGGTGGTCAGTGCCTAATTAATAACATTCTGTGCGCAGTCTTTAACTTTAAGTTTAATGACGATGGCACTGAGCGCTGGATACAGGCGGCATTCTTTGAGCGTAAGTGGTTTTTTACTAACCAGCTTGCTGACTGTTTTTATGTGGTACCAGCATTTAAGGATGGTTTCTTAAACTTATACGGCACTAGCGGACAAAATCTGTTCCAGTTTTACGAAGATGAGGCCAATCCAGTTGATATGGTTTTGGAAACTGCCTTATTGCCGATGGGTGATCCTATTCGGGATAAGCAGGCGCTGAAGATTGGTATTGAAGCAACGCTTGGGAATACGCCAATTATCTTTGTTGCGTATGTTGATTCAGAAAATCAGCAGTCGCCAGCAATTGACTTTACCAATGCGGTCAACTGGACGAATAATGTTGGTACGGTGATTTCTTGGAGTAACAATGCCAGCGTTATTATTGGCTGGTCAGGCGCTACAAGTTCAGGCGCTGGTTACTATTTGTACAAAAAAGATGCCAAAATGTTTGGTAAGTATTTAGGCATGACTTTAACAGGTAGCGTCACGCCATTTGTGATTAACGGTTTTGAGTTTGAGCATGAATTGAGAGCGAGGTTCTAAATGCCAGTACCTAATATATTTGCTAATGCGACAGCAACGATTCCGTTATCGCAACTGGACGCAAACTTTGCCACAGCCATCACGCTCGGCAATACCGCTATTCAGCTAGGCAATACGGTATCGACGCTAAACAACATGACGTTGGCAAACGTCACTATTTCTAGCGTATCAACACCAGTAACTGCTGCCCAAGGTGGCACAGGAAAAACAACGCTAGGTGCAAACAATGTCATTCTTGGCAATGCAACATCAGCGGTCAAGGAAGTAGCGCCCGGCACTACCGGCAATGTGCTGACTTCTGATGGTACGACTTGGCAGAGTCAGGCTCCCGGCGCTGTGACAGGTAACGTCACCATTGGTAACACCACAATTTCTTTAGGTGGTACGACTGCTTCGTTAGGCAATGTCACCTTAAACAATGCAACGATTGGTGATGCAGTAGCAAATAGCGCCAATGTTGCTGGATTTATTGGTATTCCGCAAAACAGTCAAAACGGAAACTACAATGTGCTGTTAGGTGATGCTGGCAAGCATATTTATCATCCAACAGGTCAGGCAGCAGCGACTTATACCTTCCCGGCAAACTCTAACGTATCGTTTACGGTGGGTTCGGCAGTCACCATCATCAATGGTTCGGCTAATAACGTGACGATTGCGTTGACTACTGACACGCTGTACTTGTCATCGAACGGTGCTACTGGCAGCAGAACGCTTACTCAGTGGGGCGTGGCAACTGCGGTCAAGATCACTAATACTTCGTGGGTCATTTCTGGATCGAATCTGACATGACAGGCATCCTACAAGCATTGTTGATGGGTTACGGCGCTGCCGGTGGTGGCGGCGGTTTGACCATCATTGAAACCTTTAACGCTACTGCTGACTGGACATGCCCGGATGGTGTCACGCAAGTTGACTATCTGGTGGTGGCAGGCGGTGGCGGGGGTGGTGGTAACAGAGGCGCAGGTGGAGGCGCGGGTGGATTTAGAACTGGAACAAGTTTGTCGGTCACCGCAGGAACTACCTACACAATTACAGTAGGCGGTGGAGGTAATGGTGGTGCAGCAAACCAATCTGGAACCCAAGGATCTAATTCTATTTTTTCTAGTATTACTTCTACAGGTGGCGGTTTCGGTGCAGGCAATAGTGCTGGAACCCCTGCCTCACAAAATGGCGGTAATGGGGGATCTGGTGGTGGAGCAGGAGGAGCTATAACCCCTGCAAGTGCCGGTGTAGTTGGAAGCGGAAATACACCATCAACATCCCCAAGCCAAGGCAATAATGGCGGCACTGGGATTACATCTTCAAATACCTCAGACATTCATGCTGGTGGAGGTGGTGGCGCTAGTGCTGTTGGTGGAAATGCTACTACTTCTGGTGGCGGGGCAGCAGGCAATGGCGGTAATGGAACCGCATCTAGTATATCTGGTGCATCTGTTACCTACGCTGGTGGTGGTGGAGGTGGTGCTAATGGGCCAGCCACTCAAGGAACAGGCGGCACAGGCGGTGGTGGCGCTGGTGGCGGTAATGCTGGAACCGCCAATACTGGTGGCGGTGGCGGTGGCGGTAGTGCTGCCGTGCCGTCTGGTGGTGCTGGTGGTTCTGGCGTAGTCATCATTAAATACCAAGCACCATCTAGCAACGTCCTTGTTTTCAAAGGCTCATCTCGTTGGACTTGCCCAACAGGTGTGAATAGCGTTGATTACTTGGTAGTCGCTGGTGGTGGAGCTGGTGGTTCTCTTGCTGGAGGTGGTGCTGGTGGTTTTCGCACAGGTACGGCTTTATCAGTAACTGCGGGTACTACCTATACTGTCACGGTAGGTGGTGGTGGTGCTGGTATTGGAGTTCATGCAAGAGGAAATTCTGGAAGCAACTCTACATTTTCTACCATTACATCTAACGGTGGTGGCGGTGGAGGTGGATTCGGTTCTACTGCCGCTGTGTATAACGGAGGAAACGGAGGCTCTGGAGGCGGCGCAGGTTCACAAGACAGTCCTCCTTATGTTGCTGGAACGGCAGGAAATGGAAACACTCCTAGCACATCTCCATCACAAGGTAATAACGGAGGCGCAAATTCTTCTGGCGCGGCTCAAGGAGGCGGTGGCGGTGGCGCGTCTGCCATAGGTGGATCATCCCCTGCTACAAGTACAGGCGGGGTCGGTGGCAACGGAACAGCATCTAGCATTTCTGGTTCATCAGTAACCTATGCTGGCGGCGGTGGTGGTTCTGGTGATACAACTTTGGGCACTGGAGGAACTGGCGGTGGTGGTGATGGTGCTAGACGTACTCCAAGCAGTATTTTTGCCACATCTGGAACTGCCAATACTGGTGGTGGCGGCGGCGGTTCTTATGGAACGCAAGTGGCTCCTTCTGGCGCAGGCGGCTCTGGTATCGTGATTATCAAACTCAACGCATAACCATGAAGAAAATCTACAGGTTCTATGGCATTGACGTAGCGATGCAGATGTTACGTCCGGGTGCTAAATGGGAGATCTCCAACAACGTCTTTACTCGTTGGGATGATCCTAGACCTTGCCCGTCGATTGAAGAAGTCTATTGGGTGATGGAGAAGATTAAAGAGTTTGAGGAAAGCATCCCGACGATCTGGTTGCCGGAGCAGTTAGAAGCTATGGGTGCAAAAGAGAAAGAGTTTGAGGAAGCTACCGCATGAATATGCACCACCTATTCCCAACCCCTGTCGGAATGTTCGACTTAGATCGTGAACTGACTGACGAGGAATTGCTGTTTGTGCGCGGTCAGGAAACTAGGCCAAATGAAGGAAACACGACTAGCAAGAATAACTTTGTGTTGCGTGATCCGGTAATGACTTCCTTGCGGGAGTGGGTTGAAGATAAGGTGGCTGAGTATTTCAAAGCTACCAGCAATCCAAAGCATGACGTACACCTACGGATTACGCAAAGCTGGTTTAACTATTCCGAGCAAGGTCAGTTTCACCACAAACACGCTCACCCAAATAGCTTTGTATCTGGGGTGTTTTATCTAAATACTAATCCAGACGATAAAATTTTCTTCTATCGTTCTGGTTGGCAACAAATTAAGTTTCCACCTGAAGATTGGAACTTGTACAACTCTGAGTCGTGGTGGTTTGAGGCTGTTAAAGGACGGTTAATTCTGTTCCCATCGTCGCTAGAGCATAACGTGCCAACAGTACAAGGTGAGGATGTCAGAATAAGTATGTCTTTTAATACATTCCCGGTTGGCATTGTTGGGGATGAGATGCAACTTACTGGTTTGAAATTGGAGGCGTAATGGCACACTTTGCTGAACTGGATGCTAATAACGTAGTGTTGCGCGTTATCGTTGTTGATAACAAAGATACGTCAGACGTTAATGGCGTTGAGAAAGAATACATAGGTGCTGCCTTCTGCGAAAAGCTATTTGGCGGCACTTGGAAGCAGACTAGCTATAACGGCAACTTCCGCAAGAACTATGCTGGTATTGGCTATTCTTACCTGCCAGCGCCTATTGATGGGTTTGCGCCTCCGCGCCCATACGAATCATGGAATCTTGATCCAGACACTTGCCAGTGGGTAGCGCCAGTGCCTATGCCGACTGATGGTGAGAGGTATTCATGGAACGAATCAGCACAGGCTTGGGAGGTGCAAAATGGGAATTAATGCTTTTACCAAGACCGGCAACACGGTGGTTTTTACTGCTGCCACTACTGCGCCTACGCCCGTTCAATGTTCCTCAACTACATTAGGCGGCAACCAGTATCGTGTGATTAATGCAGGAACTGGCATTGTGTTTCTTGGCTATGGAACTACGGCTGATGCTGCCAATACAGCAGCGACTACGGTAACTAGCAGCCAGCCAGCATTCCCATTATTGCCAAGTACGGATGAGATATTGACGTTTGTACCAAATGCTTACTTTACCGGGGTGACTGCATCAGGCACGGCTGTGGTGTACATCACTCCGGGCGATGGTTTATAAGGAGTAATCATGCTAAAGGTAGCTGGCGGTGGTATAGCGACAGGAACACTGTCATATCAAGGCACATGGGATGCCAATGCGAACTCGCCAGCACTTACCTCTAGTGTTGGTACGCAGAACCAGTATTATGTTGTTAGCGTTGCCGGAACAACTAATCTGAATGGCATTAGCGATTGGCAGATTGGTGATTGGGCAATCTTTAATGGATCGGTCTGGCAGAAGATAGACCAATCCCCTGCTGTTCTGTCCGTTAATGGTCAGACTGGCGCAGTAGTTTTGACTGCGGCTAATGTCGGTGCTGCGGCAAACACGGTTAATGTCATTGCTGGCACCGGACTAGCGGGTGGTGGCGCACTGACCGGCAACGTCACAATCGACTTAGCAAATACCGCAGTGGCTGCTGGAAGTTACGGTAGCGCAACTAATGTTTCTCAGATTACAATTGATGCACAAGGCAGAATCACAAATGCTGCCAATGTTGCCATTGCTATTTCTACTGCCAATGTGTCTGGTCTTGGCACGATGGCAACGCAAAATGCCAATGCCGTAGCAATTACTGGCGGTGATGCAGTCTTGGCAAATGTTACTGTGACTGCTAACCTGTACGCCAACTTATCAACAAGCAACACGGCGGCAATGCCTGATCCTAGCTTGCCACTTGCCCCTGAAGGTTATGTCACAATCATTGTTAATGGAACAGCAAAAAAAATTCCCTATTACGGAGTCTGAAAGTGGAGCCTCAGTTTCTGATCAACATTCTTTTTGCAGCCGCAGGAGCCGCTTTTGGGTGGATACTGAACAGTATCTCGCGCTCAATCGTCAGGATAGAGGACAGAATCTCCGAAATGCCGATGATCTACGTCAACCGTGACGATTACCGAGTTGACATTAGTGACATCAAGAACATGCTAGGCAAAATCTTTGACCGCCTAGACCAAAAGGCCGATAGATGAGCCTGAACATGGACGCACTGGCTACCCCGATCTTTGGGGAGCCAGACAGCCTCCGTGATTTTCTATTTGAGAATGGCATACAGCACCAAGTCTTTTGGGAAAGACTGACGGATGCTGGCTTCTATGTGCCGCGCTACCCCATCATTGATGCTGACCCGCAGGACTTGGACGATTGGCTGTTAATACACCAACAAGAACACCAATCCTACGCCACTATTCTTAACTTGAATGACCCCTTTAATCTGCTAGACTTGGATTTCAACCAAGAGGATGACTTTTACGATTGGGTAAATAGTCATTTGTTAATTCATGAGCAGATTGCACGGACTTTGGGGGTGACATGATTTCCGATGAGGACTTCTTGCGGCTGTTTAATGTGGCTATGGCACTAGCTAAACCTGTCGGAAAATCGACAATTAACGCCGATTCAATAGATGTTCGCTTTGAAAACATTGAAGTTGATAGTTTGGATTTATTAATTATCGGCATGTATCTCTGCGATGCCTTTGATGTTTCAGAAGAGAAAGGCAAGGAGATGAGGCCGGAAACTGTTGGTCAAATGAAAGAGTTTCTGGTGGCTAATGCCGGAAAACCGACAATTGATGTCGATGCCATGTTGCAGGTGATGGTATGAGCCTATTC